TAGTGCCCGCGTGTCTTTCGAGAATCGGAAAATCAGAAACTCTGCAGGCGTGTTGAATGCCAATCCGATCCGGCCAATCATCTGCCCGGATAGCTCAACCGATTTCGTATTGAGCTTGTCAGACAAATCTACGAAAAATGCCTTATCGGGATCCTTTGACGCGAACGCATTTAGCCGCATTTGACCGAGCAAAAATCCCCGGATCGTTCGCCTAACAGTGCGTCGCAAGTCAGGCGAGTTGTTTTTGTTACGCGCGAATTCGGTCCCGTTTTTGATGCTCTGTTCGATGAAAATCGCCCCGCGCCGTTGCGCGACATATGGGAAATTCCCATTCGATTTGAGACACCGCGATCCGTCAATATGCCGCGGCGCACCCGTAAACGCCGTGAGGATGTTGATTCGCTTGGGAAACACCAGATCCCGTTTGCGCTCATCAAATACCTCATCAGTCTCGAAACCGACGATGCCTTGCAAGTAACCTTCCTCAATGCCAGCGGGAGGATCGTAAACGCCACCCTCCCGATTAGCATCGGTGCGAGCAAACACCCCCGCGATATGCCCCGACGGCGGTACTGTCAGCGTTTCCACCGTACCGAACACAGCCTCCGCGGGATTGATGACCTTGACGTGTGGCCAATACATCGCGCCGAAATCAGACAAGCCGAGCAACGCTGCTGTCGACTCAACATAAGTCACAATGTCAGTCGCGCTTGACCCCGCCGGTGATTCGAGAATCGCAAACGCTAAGCCGTTGCGCGTATCCTCGCAGTACGTGATCATGCCATTGTGAATCGCGCTAGTAGTCTGCCCTGGCACGATCAGCATGTTGAATTCCTGGACATCGTCCAGCGCTTGAATGCCTACCGCCGATGACGTCAATGGGCCGAAGTCAGCGTCAACCAACCCGGTCAACCCGTCATTTCCGCCCGTAAGCGGGCCCGTAGTGCCGTTTGCTGGACGTTGCGCAGACACCGCCGCGTCAAGATCCGTCACAGCAATCAGATTCGATTCGGCATTGATGATCGATTCGGCATAACGATCCGCCGTGTCGACCATCGAAAGATTGGGGTATTCCTCCGCAATCAAACCGTCATCCAACACTACTAGATTGAATTCGTCGGAGTCTCCCGAGGTGGCATCCGCAATCTGAATCGTCAGATCGTCGGAATAGCTGCCGTCCGTTTTGCCATCAACCTGCAACGTGTTGACCGCCGCCCCGGTAGTCCCCGAATGCGTCGCGTTATCAAAACCAAACGCGGTTGCCGTCGACGTACCCTCAACTTGAATGCTCGCAGCCGGCCCGGTCGCATCGCTATCGATTTGCACCGCGCCGCCAACATCACTCGCAGTCGCGCCAGTCACATCGGCGCTAATCAACGCGGCCGCTTCAGCCGCCGTAACGGCCGAAATATCCGCGACGTCACCCGTACCCGTATCGCCAGCAGCAAAGCCGAGTGTGGCCGCCGCCGTGCCGCCAAACGCCCCAATGCTGGCGCCAGTGCCGACCAGATCGGTTGTGATGCGCGGCGCGCCGCCAACAACATCGACCTGCACGCCGGTTGCTTCGGCGTTGATAACCGCCGCGACTTCGGCGGCCGTTGCCGCTCCAATCGAGACAAATTCGGCGGTGTTGAACGTGACAGTTTGAAGAGATCCGCCGTCCACCGTAAACGTCAGCGTCTCGCCGTCGGCAAGCGCGTAGTTTTCGGTATTGCTGGCAGTGACGCTCGCAGGGGCCGCGTCAAACGTGACAGTTTGCGCGCCGCCGCCATCAACCGCAACTTCCAACGTTTGGCCCGGCGAAAGCGCAAACGGTTCACTATTGCCACTGGTGACAGTTCCGGGCGTAGGACCACTCGCGGCAGTCAACAAATTCAGCGTGCCAGCCGCGCTTGTTTTTGTGTTCGGATCCGTGGTGTCGGTGAAATGAACCACCCGGACCACATACATAAACTGCCCTTGGTTATCGAAGAAACCTTGCGCCGCAAGTGGAAGATCCGCATCCGCCGTGAACCCGCCAAAAATCTGGCGAAACTCTTCGAATGAGGTTACCAGCGTCGGCGTGTTTATGGGCCCGCGCTCAGTAACGCCAACTGCCGCAAGGATGCTCGTTTGCACCGCGTCAATGGTGCGAGTCCGTGGCTCCTCTTCCTCGATCACCACTTTGCTAGAAAGTAGCTGTGCCATCATTCACCCCCAAAGACTACCAGGTTACGCGCTTTGATTTGCTTCGCGACTTCCGGGCACTTCAAAACGCTTTCGTCTACCATCACACTCGCACCCGCCGGAATGCGAAGCGAATCGGGCACTAGCTTTGTGCTCACTCGCTTACGCGTTTCGCCGCGCTTGTTGGTTTCAGTTGTCCTATTTTCAACAGACACTGCCGCTACCGATTTCGTCAAATTCAAAACCAGCATGCGGCGATTGCGCTTTGCGCGATTCCACAAAACGATTTTCGCCATTCCATTCTCCTATTCAATACCGCTGTCACTTCGGCTCATCCCCCAAATCGTTCCGTGTCAATCGTTACCCCAGCGTCACTTAGCGGAATAAGCAACCCGGCAACATCAGCACGCGTAAACCCGGCAAATCCCTCGAAATCGAAACCGCGGATCTTCAGAGACCCACTAAACGTGTGCAAACTATCGGCGTTTGGACGATTAGCTAACTCGAATCCACTGAAGCCGTCAAAGTCAAATTCATATCGCACATCGCCTAGCGAACTGTCATCAGGATCCCGTTGCATCGCAATGAATGGCATCGACTCGACAAATTCAGTGCACAATGCCATCAAATTTAGCGCTTCTACCGGATGATCGGAAATCCCAACCAAGTCAAACGCGAGATCTACAGTGTGCACTTTGCGGTGCAAATACCCGTCGCTCGCTCGCTTACCGTTCAACGAATAAAACCGGTTTTCGGCAATGCGCGGGCCTTGCAAAACCAATGCAGGCAGCTTCGCGATGTCCACCCCGGCCGTCGATGTGTCTGAATCAAAATCCACATCGACAGTCAGCATCACGTTGCTCAATACGCGACGATTCAGCTCTAGTAGCAACGCGCGCACGATGCGGGCCAAGTCGCTTTCCGTCGCACTGTCGAGCTTCACCCCGCGATAGGTGTACCCGTCGGCGAGCGTGACTGACTCCCCCGCAATCGGCACGCCCGCATCGTCGACGTTTTCAATCACAACGTCGACAGAACCCACGCCCCATTGAGTCCCGTGAATGGGATCCTCGGTTGTCAATCCCACCGGACTAGGTGGCGTGATGACCAATAGCCTATTGCTGGCCACAGCATCCGCTATAGGGGCCGCGACTCCGCCAAACGTTACCCGTACCGACGGGAGCGCGGGAGACTCCACAACATCCCCTATCGTGACAGCAATAGGGGATGTGTTCGGCAGACGAAACCCATCGCCGTAGATTTCAACCGCTTGCCCGCCTGCAACTGGACCCTCAACAGGATCCGCAATCGCAAAGCCTACTGGCAGGATCCGAATGATTGACGGTACCGCCATTGTACACCCCCCTAAAAATCGAAATCGAGCAACTTACGCACCCTACCCTGAAAGCGGGCAGCCGCGACAGCCCCTTTGAAATGAGCGTCGGCGACCGGGCGGATAAACGGCCGTGCGGGGATTTGCATTATGATGAAGCCGCGCGCGATTCCGCCGCTTGCCGTGATTGGCGCGCTTTTCTTGCGGCTGCGCTTGCTTTTGCCGCGAAACATCGCCATCAAAAATCGGCGCATCGCCGGCGTCACTTTTATCACGATCGGCTTTGAGCCGAATTCGTGCACCTCAGCAATGTTCACGAGCTTTTTGCCGTCGCGTGCGCGCGCGGTCCGCAACACTCCGATGAATGCTTCCACACCCGCAACCGTGGTTTTTTTCTGAACCGTGATTGAGTTGCGCAAACTACCCGTCACATTCAACGCTTTCGAGCCACGGAAGCCCTTGAATTTGCGCGCTTGAATCGTCGCTGGCGCAAGTGGCTTGAATGCTTTGCCCCCCGGTGATTGCGTGCGGAATCCCTCAACCACTTTTTTGCGGAATAGCTGCGCTTCCTGCAACACCGCACGATCCATCGCAACGCGTATACGGGCCGGACCTTTGCCCAAGATCCGCGCCGCTTTATTCCACTCGCCTACGCGCTTGACGCTCATCCCGAAGCCACGGATACAGCGCGATCGGTGAAGTCCACAAACAACAGATTGCGCGTAGGTACCGCGCCGCCCAATCCCCAGCCGCGCGACATTACCTGCTCAATAAACAGCCCCGGTGGATTCGGGATCGTCTCAACCAAATTGCCATCTAAATCAAGGATTCGAGTAAGACGATCCCGCTTGCGTATCGCAGGCGTACCATCGGGATTCACAAGCCCAGCATCCTCCAAATCGTTATAATGGCACACCACGCGGAAACGATTGCTTGACGGCGATTCGCCAGAAAGCATCATTGCCAGTTGCTCCATTTGATCGGGCTCGATTTGCGCAGGCAACTGAATCAACGCGCCTTCGATGCGAGCTTTCACCCCTATCTGATCGTCACTCTCAGCAAGCGCTTTCACCGGCGCGCGAAACATCGCGTCATACCCCGACGTCAGCGGCCCGGCGCCATCGGGATCCGTCGATTCGGTTGCCGCCGTGTCCAGCGGCGCTAGCTCAATCAAAAACGGGAATATCAAACGGCCGCGCATTACACCGCCCCCATCGCAGGTGGACGCATGTACATCGCTAGAATATTGTCGACCGTGGGATCGCCAGTAAACGCTCCCACCCCTTGCGTCCCCAGCTTGTCAGGCGACGCAAATTTGACCGATTGATCCCGAGTCTTGTATTCGGTCACCGCAAACGCTCGCCTCGCGTCTAAGCCCCTTTGCGTCGCAAGCCCAGGCAAATCACGCAACACCATCAACATACAGGCGTAAGAGATCATTTCTGGTGTGCGTCCAGTCGGTGAGCCATCGGGATCCGTATACCCAAAAATCCCAGTTACCTCGACATTCTGTGTGCCTTGCGGCCAATAACGCGGGTGAAACAAATCGCGAGTCTGACCGTAGATCGGGTCACGCTCAAACCGCTCATCGAATGCGAGAAACTCAAGTTTCGGACTCTCGCGATCATCAGGATCTAGCAACTCTTGAGTCAAGTGGCGGTTGTATATGCGGACATCAG